CCAACGTAATTAATTCGTCCAGAGAATCCGTGCCTTTATTCAATAATTCTTTAATATTATTTCTAGCGAACTCAATATCATCTAATGGTTCTTGGGAATAATTTGATTTTTCAGCGGGTAGGATTTCACCATCATTAATTTCAACTGGAAGGACTTCTTGCTCTTCTATAGCAGTATCTTCAATAATTTCATCTGGTTCTTCTTTTCTGACTTCTTCTAGTGGTCTTAAACCCAAAGCCTTTGCTATTCTTTCTTCACTCATTTTTCACCTCATAGTTCACTAACCATTACAATAACACCCCAATCATCATCTTCCATGATTTCAGTATAAGATATTGTATTATTGGCATCTGTGGTTGGTTCCCCGTTTGCGGTCAACCCAGGTTTTACTATGACTTGTTCTTCAAATAAAGCATCAGTATCAGTATCTGCGGCGTAACGGGCATCTATAAATTTGATAAGCCTCTTTTCTCTTATTGGACCAAAATACCATGCTTTCATTGTAAAATCCAATGTCCACAAAAGACTTCTTCTAGTTTCGAAATCCCCGTCATAAACATCTTCAAGAGTAACATTATTTAGAATTAACGGTATATCCAATGGCTCAATACCATCTATCAATTTCACGGTAGTCGTTCTTTCAGGCTTGAAGAATGGTATTATTTGTTCTAATATCTGTGTACCGTCTTCGGCATATTTCGTCATAATACTTAGAGAAAAATCAATGTTATAGGGTGCTGGGGAATATTGAAATGTCGTATTTTTTTCTTCATCACCTGGAATAGACGTGCTTGAAATTTTCTTTAACGAGTTGACTTTTCTGGTCCCGTCATATGTCATGGAGACCATCTCAAATGACATTCTGGGTAGAGTTATAGCGGGTTTTGCGTCTAGATTAGGGTCTTGTGTTATCCTAGCCATAAACTTTTGATATGGGCCATAAGATATAGGAACAATCATACTCTGGACAGCATCACCCTGCTGGTCATTTCTTGTGATTGATATTTTATTGAAAATAGTCCCAAACACTGCAACATATTTTTTAGTTGTTTCATTATAGAAGTAATTAGCTATAGCCATTATGCACCTTTAAGTATTTGCAGTTGATATTGTATCAGAAGGGTAAGTTATTATTTCACTAAAAGGATCAGTTTCACTGAAATCTATGATACTGTCGCCTTCTTCTTCATAGAATATATTTTTTGCTATGACATCCTGTGACTGCAATGTTTCCAAATCTTCAATATCTGTTGTGTCATAATGTTCATAGAAATTATCAATAGACTCAACGCCTGTATGAAATCTTTCATTAGAGTATTCAAACAGTTCACACTTCAAGTCAAATACCTGTAATGCACCTGTTTGATAAAAAACAGATTCATGTTCAACATTCATAACCTTGAAGAATTTTTCATTCATAGGCATGTAGACGAGATCACCTTCTCTTGGTCTAATCAAATGAGGATTTTCCATTGTGGCATATCTTTCAAATGTTCTATGCGCAACAGTGAAAGTAACTTGGTCTCTGATCTGCAATCCAAATTTAGATAGGAAATCACCTTCCCCTTCAAACCCATCAACAGATTTGATATACATTTCCATAAGATAAGCAGATTGAAATACTGAAAGCCTGTCTTCATTCATTATTTGATCAAAATCGTCAGTTGTTCTGTTCAAATAATAAGTATCCACACCAAAAATCTGAATAGATTCTATGACAAGATCATCTATAAGCTGCTGTTCATTGAAGTAACTGTAATTTTGAAAATATTGATTAGTTGCCATTATTAACCTGTAAAATTGAAGACAAGTGGTTGTAGTGAGCCAATTGCTTCCTCTTCCATTTTTTGTCTTTCATCTCTTGCTTCACTCAAAATCTGTTCGCCATTGAACTGTACACCTCCGACCAATTGCATGTTGTTGAATTTTGTAAGGTTCAAACCCCATTGCTCTCTTATAAGAGCACTTGCGTATCTTTGCAGCCAACGGTCATTCCACACATCTGCATAATCGCCATCAACAGGGTCATACCCTTCAACTATAATATAGTCTCCGATAGCCAATTTACCCCAATCCATGTCTACGTGAAGCTTGTTTACATGCCTGTTATATCTAATGATAGGAACACCCACAAGAACCTCTTGCAAGAATTGTAAGTGCTGCATAGTCATGTAATAGTTTTGGACAGTGTATCCTGTAATGCTATCCAAATTATTTAAAACAAATTGATACGACACATTGAAAATACCAGTACCAGATGAAATAGATGAACTAAGATTGAATATCTTCACGACACCCAATTCTAGCGAACCAGGCGGTATTTCAATATAACCGTTGTCTATGTTCTCTTGAGTTATCTGGTGCTTCAAATAAACATGCTCAGAGCCATTGTAGTGATAATCATTGAAAAAACTCAAAGCTTCATCAATCCTGTCATCCACTTGTTCTTCTGATACGTTGATCTGAATGACAGGAGCACCTATCTTTCTCAAACAGAACTCTGTAAACTCTTGTCTTGTTGTTGGTATAGCCATTAAAACACCTTTTTTCTTTTATTTATAAGATTTTTTAGGTTGACAAACTTGAAAATAGTGTTATAATCCTTATTATAGAAGGGGAAGATAATGATTCTATGATTCTTATATGATTTTGTTTTCGAATCTTCTTTCAATATCTGTTTCCTCACATTTTTCTCCATATTGTATTTCAATAATATGACATGGTTCTGTTCCATCATTACTAGCTTTATGCCAGACGCCTTTGCCTACTTCGTATTTGTCATGTGGGTTTAATACAATTTTTTTATTTATCTTATTATATTCTGTATGCATAGTAAGTCTTCCTGACAAAATATACCAATGTTCATTTCTATGATAATGCTTTTGATCACTTAACCCACAATTTGGGTAAACTACTAATTCTTTAACCTTAACGCCTGTCTCAGGCTTATTGTCAAGAACTCTCCAATAACCCCAAGTTCTAACTGTCTTTTGTGTTTTCCATTCATCAAGAATCCAGCTACTACTATTTAGCTTATTTTCACCACCAACTCCGAAATGAAACTTCACGTCATTTCTATTACCAAACATATTCATTTCAGGGATATTTTTTGCAGTTCTATCACCCCCATTGGCAAATATCACATCACCAGAAGTGGTGCTTAAAATATGAAATATAGCTGCATTGGCTGTACCATCACTATCGTTGAATCCTATGACATCATCAACAACTTTAAGTTCTTGGATTATTTTTGCTCTTTCTTCGAATGGCATAAATGGTCTGCCTTTTTTTCTTGTCAACCATTCATCACTATTGACACCGACAACCAATCTATCGCCAAGTTTTTTAGCTTCTTTGAAATATTCTATATGACCACTATGTAAAGGGTCAAATCCGCCTGTGACAAGAACTGTTTTCATTTCAACCTCCAAAATACATTCTATTAATTCTTCCATTATTTTCATGATGTGTTATATTATATATGTCTTTTTTATTACCGTATTTCTTCCACCAAGCCAACACTATTTTTTTCAGATAAAATGTTGATGAATTTGATCATCAAAAACCTGTGTGTTTTTTTCTTACAAAATCAAGATCGTATTTTGTGTATGTTATAGGAATATTCTGATTTTCATATGGTATGTAAGAAGGGACCATATTTCTCCAACCTTCACCCCATTTTTCTGTCAAATAATCTATATTCAACTCATTAGCTAATAAAAGTTTTTCTTCCAAATCTTTGTTACTTTTTCTTGTTTGGCTTCCCGCCTCATAATAATCTTTTCCGTCCCCGTCACCATGCATATAGGAATGGTTTAGACCAACAACTTTTTTTATAGGTCTATGGGCAAATCTCATTAAATAATCGGCATCTTCGCAATACGCTGGATAGGTGTTTTCATCAAAAAGACCAAAATCTTTGACTATTATATCTCTCATTAAAAACAAATCCCAAGAGCCTAAATCAAAATCACCTGCATTGGGGTGTATCATACCTACAACAGGATCATTGTTAACAATTTCTACCATCTCTTTCAGTAACCCTGAATTGAAAGCAACATCATCATTTACTATGATCCAGTAAGGTGCCATCATATATGATTTTATGATCAAATTCCATGCGCCAGCGCAACCTATGTTTGCTGGCATATGAACAACTTTTATTTTTTTGATAAAACGGTGAGACAATAATTTGAGTTTATCAAGTTCTTCATCTATCTCGCCCCTACCATTGTTGTTTATTATGACAAATTCGTCAACAGGGTAATCGACACTCATTATCAACCTATGCACCCAATACGGATTAGTAACGACAGGAGCACCTATGACAGGGATGCTGTCCATCAGCATTTACCCATCATAAAATCTTCTGCTTTTTTTGCAGAAGAGAATAAAGGTCTGTTTTGTTTTTTGCCCTTAATCAAATCACTCATGTTTATATAGGTTGCTTTCATGTTAGAAAGCATTTCACTATCAACTAAATCTGGGTGAACCCACCAATCCTCATATGGCCTGTTTGAATCATCAGGTGATATGTCAGACGCTATCAATTCATAACCGTAACTATTCAAGAATTTTCTTGACATATCTTTCACATTCTTAGATTTGTCTGCATAATAATCATGTTCAAATGTGATAACTCTGAATTTGAATTTTTCCAAAGGCATTGAGTATAGAACCTTTAATGATATTTCCGCTGGATCACAATCAATTTGCAGGTAGTCAATCACGTTGTCAAATCCCAAACCTGTAAGAAATTTATCATAATCAACTGTAGTCGCATCTTTCAACAAACAAGGGTTTTTCCTTTCTTTGCCAAACGCCTCCACAAATTCTGGTACTACGTCTAAAGACACCCCTGTCCAATCAAAAGATTGCTCTAGAAGTGCAGTGTTATTGCCATAGAATGTATTGCCAGCGCCTATTTCAAGATAGGTTCCATTTCTCTTGCCATCAAGCATTGTCAATACAAACATATCTTGATATGATTCAGAGAAGTTTTTTTCAATGCTTTCTACGCCTTTAAATTTTACCTTCAAATCTTTCATTTTAGACTTGTTGTATTCAAAAATCTTTTCTGTAGTGAAGGCATTAAGCTTGACAAGGTTGTTGTGGACTTCATTGATATGGTATTCATCCATGTCATAGTTATTTTGAAGATCAAGAAACATGTTCTTGGACTCTTCGCACAATCCACACCACCAAGCAGTATTTGCTTTTTGGAATATCATTTGATATTTT